AACGATGATATAATCTTTAGATGGAGGCAGGGCACCACCACATACCCCCTGTCTCCTTTTAAGGATTATTTATGAGTTTAGGATTTGACGCAATATCAGCATTGCCATTCGCTACATCAGGACCCGATTCAGATGTATCAGTAGCCGTAACAGGCAATTCACTTACAATTACTATAGGTAGTGTAGGTATTATTGCAGATGCTGTAACAGAAAATTTAACACCAAATCAAATTGCATTAGGCACAGGTACTTTAACTATTACTGCGGATGCTAATCACACAGTTACAGGAAGTGCAGTATCTTTAGGTATAGGTGCATTTACAGTTAATATAGATACTAACGTAACACCTTCTGGAAACTCGTTGACCTTGGCTACAGGAAATGTTACAATAACTGCCGACGCAGGAGTAAGTCCTACAGGTAATGCTTTATCATTAGATACAGTAGAACCAGGAGTTATCACGTGGAACGATATAATACCAGGAGCAACAATGGTTTGGACACCAATAAAACCGTACTAATATGGCATCAAGTTATTCATCAGATTTATCATTAGAACTCGTAGCAACAGGTGAGAAAGCTGGTCTATGGGGATCAATTACAAATACTAATTTACAATTATTACAAACAGCAGTTTCAGGTTATGTAGAAGTAACTTTAAGCACAGGTACAACTACATTACTTTTATCTGATGGATCAGCTACAGCAAACGGTAAAAATCTTTACATAAAAGTTGTAGGTACTTTATCTGGTAATGCTAGTCTAGCAATGCCTGCATCAACAACAGGTGGTAATGCTAACAGAGTATTTTTTGTAGAAGATGGAACTACTAGAGGTGGAGCTGCAGATAGTCATACTGTAACTTTATTAACAACAGGTCAGTCGGCATCTACACAAGTGCCTCTTCCAGAAGGTGCAACAGCTTTAGTTTATTCTAGAGGTAGTGTTCCAGCAACATCATTAGGTATGTTACAAAAAGGATTTACAACAGTAACTGCAGCAAGTAAAACTGCATACACAGCCGTTCCAGGTGATCAAATAGGTGTAGATACAGTGGCTAACATTGTAACAATTACTTTACCTGCAGGAGCAGTGGGTGATGAAATAGTTATTATGGACGTATCAGCATCAAATGGTTTTGGAACTAACAAATGTGTTGTAGCACCAAATGGATCAGATAAAATTCAAGGAACAGCTGCTTCAGTAGATCTTACAAATAACAATCAATCAGTCACACTTTTTTACACTGGTTCTAATAAGGGCTGGCAATTTAAAACTGATACAGATTAGGGAGTAACTTATGGCTCTCACTCAAATCAAATTCGCACCAGGAGTTGATAAACAAGATACTAGCGTCGGAGCTATTGGACGTTGGACTGATTCTGATAATGTTAGATGGAGATATGGACTACCAGAAAAAGTTGGTGGTTGGCAATCATTACTTACAGATTCTATTGTAGGTGTAACTAGAAAACAACATGCTTTTGTTGATACTGAAGGTAATAGATATATTGCAATTGGTACAGATAAATTTTTACTCATATTTTTTGAAGGACAATTATTTGATATAACTCCTTTAGCAACTACTATTTCATCAGCTACATTTACTTTTAATGGTTCTACAACAATTACCATTACAACATCAGCTGCACACAATTTAGAAGATGGTGATATTGTTTTATTAGATTCAGTTACATTACCAAGTGGTACAGGATTAAACGCATCAGACTTTGAAGATAAATTATTTCAAGTTATTTCTACTCCTACGGCAAATACTTTTACTATAACTTTTACAAGTTCTGGTTCTGCAGCGTCTGGTGGTAGTGTAGATATAAAACCTTATGAAAGAGTAGGTCCTGCTGCTCAAACTTATGGTTATGGTTTTGGTATTAGTCAATATGGTGGAAGTGTACAAGGAGCACAAACTACAGCTTTGAATGGTGCACTTCTTGCAGATACTGCTGGTACAGGTGGATCGGGGACCGCGGTTACAGTTGTAAGCACAACAGGATTTCCTTCTGCAGGAACAATCGCAATAGCTAACGAATTAATTACATACACATCAACAAATTCAACACAATTTTTAGGTATTACTAGAGGTGCAAAAGGTACAGCAACCACTGGTACATCTAATGGTCAAGCACATTCAACAGCAGCAACAGTTACCAACGCATCAGAGTTTAGTGGATGGGGTGATGCGGTTGATGCAGGAACCATAACTCTTGAACCAGGTCTTTGGTCATTAAGTAATTTTGGTCAAGTATTAGTTGCAACCATTGCAAATGGTAAAACATTTACATGGAATGCAGGAAATGCAGCAAGATTAAGTGTAAGAGCATCTACAACAACAACTGATTTTGTAACGACAGGAAACCCAACAGCTACAAGAACAACTCTTATTTCACCAACAACACGTCACTTAATTCATTTTGGTACAGAAACAACAATAGGATCTACAGCAACACAAGATGATATGTTTATAAGATTTTCTGAACAAGAAGATATTAATGACTATTCTATTTTAGCAACTAACACAGCTGGTTCTCAAAGACTACAAGATGGTACAAAAATTATGGGAGCTTTGGTTGCAAAAGAAAATATTCTAGTATGGACTGACAATGCATTGTACACAATGAAATTTGTTGGTGCACCATTTACATTTGGATTTGAACAAGTAGGTACAAACTGTGGATTGATTGGTAAAAACGCAGCTGTTGAAATAGATGGTGTTGCATATTGGATGGGTAGTAATGGTTTCTTCTCGTTTGATGGTACAGTAAATACACTACCTTGCTCTGTAGAAGATTATGTTTATGATGACGTAGATACTACAAAAGGACAGCAAGTGTGTGCAGGTATTAACAACTTGTTTACAGAAGTTACTTGGTGGTATCCAACATCAGGATCAGATTTTAATAATAGATATGTAGTTTATAATTATGGTACAGTAAATAATCCTTTACCAATGGGTAACTGGTACACAGGTGTTAACACAAATTCTATTAGAACAACTTGGATAGATTCATTGGTATATCCTAAACCATATGCAACAGCGTACAATAGTTCTAACACAGGAACTTTTCCTGCAATTATTGGTGAAACAGGATTAGGTCAAAGTGTATTGTTTGAACACGAAACGGGGACCGATCAAGTTAATCCAGATGGTAGTGTTACAGCTTTAACTTCTTTTGTTCAGTCTTATGATTTTTCTTTACAAACAGATCAAGGTGCAGCTGAATACTTTTTAGCAATGAGAAGATTTTTACCTAACTTTAAAATTTTACAAGGTAATGCAAATATTACAATATCTGTAGCTGACTATCCTGCAGATCCAAACACAACATCTACTTTAAGTCCTTTTACTGTAGACTCAACTACAACTAAAGTTGATACTAGAGCAAGAGGTAGATACGCAGCTTTAAAAATAGAAAATACAGGTGTGTCTGAATCTTGGAGATTTGGTACATTTCAAGCAGACCTACAACCAGATGGAAGAAGATAATGACAAAAATAGTAGTAAGATTACCAGAACCTAAAAAAGAATATAGTGAAGATAACCAAAGACAAATTAATAGATCTTTGGCTTCTATAGTAGAACAATTAAATTCTACATTTTTAAGACAACTAAAAGAAGATCAAGAACGATTTACTTGGTTAGGACTAGGATAATGGCAAATATATATAAGAACGAAAAAACAAGTTTAACAAATACAGATTTAACAACACTATATACAGTGCCTTCTAATTCAAGAGCTATTGTAAAATCATTATTAGTAACAGAAGACAATGCTGGTGCAGCAGTTGTCAAAGTAACATTAGTAGATGCAGCAGCGGCTAGTTTTGTAGTAGATAATAATGTTAGTTTATCTGCTAATGAAAAAGAACAAGTATTAACTGAACCCTTGATTATGAAGGAAAGTGAGATATTAAAGGTACAGGCAACTAGTGGTCAAACAGATGTTATTGCATCAATATTAGAAATTAACAGAGAGGATAAATAATGCCGTTTATAGAAACAGAAGCTTCGGTTAGGTATGAAACAATTAATGGTAAAAGAGTACCAGTAATTACACCTAAATGTGAGGTAACATTAACTAATACAGAAACAGGTCAAGAATATATGTCTGACGCTGAAGCTTTATCAGATGTACAAAATGCTGATACAGCTACTAAAGCAGAACATATAAGAAGAGACGTAAATGTAACTGTAGAAGAGATAAAGATAGGCGCTGGCTTTAACATCAGCGATTGACGATTGACAAAAAAACAAGTAAAATGCACGATACCGGCATATATACAAGACTTGCCTTCTTGCATTTCAACAATATAATATAAGGAACTATGGGATTTTTTTCTG